ACTCACTTGTAACTGTTTAACCAAAAAGGGAAGTAACCACATCTCAATATTACTTATACAATATCTCTTTAAGTTCTTTTTGTCTCATTTTTCTTTTCGGTTGGTGTAATAGAGGTTCTTATGCTAAATATAAATTATGATATAAAATATACAAGGGGTCTTGTAGAGGAACATCAAAATTATTCACTAACTAACGACCTGTCCAAACTTTAACAACGAATTTTGGTATAGTGCCTTTTTTAAAGTCATCCATATATTCGTCATATGAATAACCCCATTTCTGATATTTCATTATGTTTCCAAATAAGGATTTTTGTCTTAATAAATTAGGTGATTCAGTAAAAAAAATTATTCCAAATAATCTCTCCAAGCAACATCTATCTTTTCTACATTTAACTACTGAAATTAAGTTTGTTATTCCATATTTATTTTCTATTTGTTCAAGAAAACTTAAATTTATATAACTTTGAACACCAAAACATCCATACCAGTTATCTTTATTCATTCCTAGAATATTTAATTCTTTTGAAATCTTATTATCTATTAAAATATTGTTTTTAAAATTTTTTGCGATCCTTCTTGTATTTTCAACATTTTCTTTATCTGAATGAAAAAACCACAAAGGCAATACATTTATACCATTCAAACGTTCAAAATGAATTCGTTTATGAAAAAAAACACTATCATGAATTATAATTGCATTGTCAAAAAATCTATATTTTAAAAAGTAATAATATGGTAATAGTTCACCTCTACCAGGAAATTCAGACTGAATAATTTCTATATTTTTATAATTAAATTCTGATTTAATATATTCATAATTACTATTATCGTCAATAATTATAATTTTTCTTAAAGGATAAAATGTTCTAATTAATTTTATACAATTATTCCAATAATTATTTGTTTTAATTGAATTAACGTGTCTCGTAATAATAAATCCAAATTTATTATCCATAATATATATAAATATATATATATAAATATATTCTATTATGAATTAATCAAAAAAAATTCTAAATATGTGATGAAATTTTATCTATATTAATAATATCATCCATATTCTTTATTTCTCCAGTAAAACAATAATTATTAAATTCAGGTCTTTCTAATTGTGCTTGAGGAGTATGATTATGAACACATCTAGCTATCATTTTATATAATTTAAATTCAGGATATCTTTCAATACCATTATTTTTATAAAGCATATTAATTCCTTTATCATCTAAACACCACTCAAAAATTAGACGTTTTACAGGATCTTTTATCTTGTTTAAATCCTTTATCTCTTCAAAATCATCAATAATATAATCAAATATTGAACATGCTAATCTACATAAATCAAAACTATAATTTGGTTCTAATCTTGGTTTTTTATCATTAAAATAAGGTTCTGTATTATATTGTGTAGCAGCATCACCTCCAGTTTGAAAACTATCACTGCAAAACACTTTACCATCAAATTTAAAAATACTTCTACCAAAATCTATAATTTTAAATATTCTTCCAAATGTTGGCACTTTGTAATATTTTTTCTTATAACAGTAATATAAATATTTTTTATCAGTTCGATTATACATGACATTATTTGTATGTAAATCATTATGAGTAAAATTAAAAGTTTTCTGATATGTTATAAGGATCATAATTATTTGCATAAATGCTGAATACATTTCTTCATTTGTTAGATGATTTTTCAGTATTAAATCATCAAATGTATTCTCACAAAATTCCATTCCAATAACTTGAACTGGAAATTTTGGAATAAATACATTTATTCTCTCTTCTTCCTCATCCCATTCTTCACTATCTTGATCATATAATTTTTCTCCATTTTGCGATACTTTTGTTCCATCACTATTTTTCTCAGAACTAGAATCAAATAGTTCTCCATTAGGATCACAATTTTCACATTCATCGTCTAAATCGTCGTCATTCGTATAAGAAGAACGTGATGAACAAGACGAATTAGATTTTAAAGTAACTTTATGTTCTGTTATTAAAGGTATGCTTGTAATATCAATTAAATCAAATGAAAAATCATTTAATTCATTTTGTGAAGTTGTAAAATCTATTGAATTGTTTACTTCATCAAAAATATTATCAAATATTTCATTATTGATAGATTTTAAAGATTTTAGACTGATATTATTACCAATTTTTACTGGCTGTAATTTTGAATGTTCTTGTTGAAATAAATAATCATAATCATCTACTTTAAATAGTATATTTTTATTTTTATTAAAAAAATCAGAACTATTTAAGTAATCAATATCATCAAAAACATTAATTTTAAACTCATTTTTAATACCTAAGAAAGAACCATAATATTCGACACCATGTATAAATTTATATATATATCTCAATTGGCTTGATAAAAATAAAAATAACCCATCAACATAAGCAGAGTTATTTACATCTATAAATTTTGAATTACAATCTTCTATGTTTGAATTTATTTTAGGTAAATTGAATAATTTAGGATTTGATATATTATATTTACCAATCATATATTTATATGGATCCAATAAAGGTGCCATTTTAAAAAAAACTTTTCTATTATTAACCTTATTTGTATCTATATTTTTTATTGTACACATAAAAACATTATTATTATCTTCAATTTTCTCTTCGAGATTTATATTTGAAATATACCATTTATTATTTAGATTAATGCTATTATAATTATTATCATTCAAATTAAAAAATCTTGTGTAAATAGGTATGTAATTTTGTATGTTAGAGAGAAAAAGTGATTTAGGTTCTTCTAAATCCTTAAAAAGCTGAGTGTTTTTCCTTTTTTGATAATTTATTTTTATCATCTTTAGTGAATTAAAATATAAATTAAATGTGTTTTTAACTTATTATTTAAATAATATCTATTAATTATATTTCTAAAACTTTCTAAGATAATATTTATTCGTTTGATTTAGGAAAAAATATGATAGCGTTTAATTTGTATTTATTTTCTTTTTAAAATATTATAGAAATGAGTTTAGAGCTAAAAAAATTTGATATGAAAACTATTCAATTTAAATCAACAGAAAATAAAGGGCCTGTTGTAGTTTTAATTGGTAAACGTGATACTGGCAAATCATTTTTAGTTAGAGATTTATTATATTATCAACAAGAAATACCTATTGGTACAGTGATATCAGGAACAGAAGAAGGTAACGGTTTCTATGGTAAAATGGTCCCAAAATTATTTATACATAACGAATATAATTCTGCTATTATTGAAAATATATTAAAACGTCAGCGAACAGTATTAAAACAAGTTAAAAAAGAGATGGAAGCTTATAAGCGTTCAACAATTGACCCAAGAGCATTCGTTATATTGGATGATTGTTTGTATGATAACACATGGTCACGTGATAAGTTAATGCGATTACTTTTTATGAATGGTGAAATGTTTGCCTAAGTCATTCCAAAAGAATGGCTAGTTTAATGCTTATGTAGCATTGAGCAACACGTTCAAATTGCGGAGACATCTTAATAAGTCTATACTACTAAATTATTATAGAAATATAATAATGGCTTATGCTAATTACATAAGGTATAGTAAAAAGGTATAGAATAGAGACAACCCGCAGCTAAGCATCTAAGTCCGCTATTTGGTAAGGATATGATGAAAGTTCAACGACTAAATGTTCGTGGGATTGAGAAGACTAACCATCTTCAATGATATCTTAAGATATAGTCTAAACCCATTCGAGAGAATGCTATACCCATTTAAAAAGTATAGGTTTTATGATTTTAGAAGGAAATGTCTAAATGAAAATGGTATAATTGAGACATTGGAAAGTAATGTTAGTCATTACTATGCAATATCCACTCGGAATTCCGCCTACACTGAGAACAAATGTAGATTATGTGTTTATTCTTAGAGAGAATTATATAGCAAATAGAAAAAGAATATATGATAATTATGCTGGCATGTTTCCAACATTCGAATCATTTTGTCAAGTTATGGACCAATGTACTGAAAATTACGAATGTCTTGTTATTAATAATAACTCAAAGTCAAATAAATTACAAGATCAAGTTTTTTGGTATAAAGCTGATGATCATAATGATTTCCATCTGGGTTCAAAGGAATTTTGGGAATTATCTAAAGGTATCACTGAAGAAGATCAAGAAGAACAATATGACCCAGCTAAAAGCAAAAAGAGGGGAGCTGGTCCTAAGATTAGTGTTAAAAAAAGCACTAAATGGTAAATTAAATAATCCTTAAGGGATTCAACAATCATCAAATGAAATAGTAATAGGATATTTAATTAAACAGTAATTTCTCCAATTTGTATTTGGATTATTTAATTCACACCAATCAAATAAAAATTTTCCTGATGAACTCTTTAAAGGAAAAGGTTCCCATAAATTATATTTGAATCTTAATAAAAGGTTCATTATACCCATTTCATTAGTTCTACATAAGGTATAAGTATTCATAGCTTCTATCAATTGTTTCTTATCACATAATTTTAATATATTTGTGTCATAAATCCAAATACAATTTAAAAAATAATTCTCATTTAAAATATTATCTCCAAAATCATTTTTAACTTTTTCTATAATATCTGGATTATCATAACTCAATTGGCATTTAAATAAGTTATAACAATTATATCTTCCATCTTTTGGTGCAAGAATTTTATTTTTATAATCTAAATCTAAGAGATATTTAACATCATCTAATACTCGCAAACCTGCGTCTAAATATATCACACGTTGCCATTCCATAAAATAATGATCAAATACATGTAACTTTTCCCACTGATTAAGCTTCATAATTTCTCTCTTATCTGAATTTGAAAATCCGTTTTCACCTATTTTATTTAATAGTAGTGATTTATCAATTGTTTCAAAATGTATATTGATAATATTGTAAAAATCTTTAAAATTAGCATTTAAGTTAAAATCAATTGTAATAATAATTATATCCTTTTGCCAATTACCCTTTGTTCTTAAATCAATAATAGTACGTTTTGCTTTTATTAAATAATTTAAATCTGTTACTAGAACAAATGCAGTATCGTTTTTAACAATTTTATCT